AAGGGTGGACTATTGGTTGTGGAGGTATCCCAGTATTGCCAGCCGTAGGTGGGCGAGTTGATGTTCGCGAGGTGGGGCGCACTGTTGGGTGTGTAGTTGGGTAGCGTAACGGCGGTCCACACGCGGCTGCCCGCCTCCTGAAGCTGAACGGCTGCATTCGCGATACCGGTGGACCCTGTGATCGCGAACAGACTGCCGCCTTTGCCGCTGTAGACGTTGAGGTTCCGATAGTAGGTTCCGGCGCCGTTGTAGCCGTAGTAGTTGATGGCCGTCTCGCCGCTATCACTAGCGTCGGCGCGATTCTCCAGCGAGTTATCGCGCAGTGTAGCGCGACCAGTGCCCACGATGTTGCCTGCGGTGATACTGCCCGGCACGTTGACGGTGACGCCGGCCTTGCCGATCGCGATCGACGTTGCGTTCGTCCCACCGATCGTGAGCGCGCCCGCCGCCGCCGTGTCGTGATTCGGCGAGTAGAAATAGTTCACCGCCGCGAGCGTGTTCGCGTGCAGCGTTCCCGCGTTGTCGAGCCAGGCGTATTCGGCACCGCCAATCTGGAACGAGATCTTCGTTCCTTCGGTCTCGACCACTAGGAAAGTGTTCGTTCCGTCATACGTGATCCCGGTCGTCGTCGTCGGCGCGGTGAGTGACGTGGTGGTCTTCTGCGCGTAGAAGCCGCCCCCGACGAGCACCTCCGGCGTCTGGTAGTTCGTCGGCTGCGCGTACTCGTAGGTCGCGTTGTGAACGAGCGGAAAAACCGGAACGAGCGCCACGGCTTCGAGCCCCGCCCTACGGCGTCATCCCGTAGTCCTGTATCGACACGAGCAGATCGGTTGCATTCACCGCGACACCGAGCTGGATCGTGCGCGAGCGCGATGCGAGCGTGGTCGGGTTGTTCGTGAGCGCACCCGCGGTGCCGAGGAAGATCTGCTGGCCGTAGGTCCAGCTTGAACCGACGCCCGCCAGGATCCCATCGCGCTGCGCGTACCCGCCCGCGCCTTGTGAAATTGCCGCCGACGCGAGCCCGACCACGATCGACTTCACAGCCGAGGACGGGTCGGCGACGAGCGCGGTGTTGTTGGCGCTGAGATAAAGCGGGTTCCCCTTGGCGAGCCCGCCCGTACCGGCCGTGATAGGCACGAGGACCGCCGACGACGACGCCGCGGCAAGGTTCGCGTGCGTGTGGAGCGCGCTCGCGTCGGTCGCGCTTCCCGCGGTGAGCGTCCCGAGGTTTGCGGCGGTGACGTTCGCCGAGGTCGCGACGCCCCCGATCTGCCACGTTCCGGCGGCCGGCACACCCAGCACCGACAACCCCGCCCCGGCCGTAACGGCCAGGGTCGAGCCGTTGAGCTTCGCGCAGACGCCGTTCGCGTTCAGCGCCAGCCCGCCCGTGGTGGTGGCGTCGATGAGGACCGCGAGTGCGTTCCCCGATAGCGTGAGGCCCGGGGTCCCCGCGAGGGCGAGGCCGATCCCGGACGCCCCGGCGGTGATGCCGCGCGCGGGGTCGTACTTCACGTCGACATAGGTGCTTGTGAACGCGAGCCCAGGGTTCGTGCCGGCGAGCGTGAGGCCAACGCCCGAACCCGAGACGTTCACGCCCTGTGCGGTGTTGGGCGCGACCGAGATGGTGCTCGCACCGACCGCGATCCCGTTCCCGGCGCCGATGGCGAGGCCGGACGTGGTGTTCAGGCCCGAGCTCGCCGCGAGGGAGATCGCGACCCCGCCCGCACCGACCGCGATCCCCGCACCCGCGGTGACCGAGACGCCGCCCGATGCGACGGTGATCCCGCCGTTCGTGAGCGGCTGGACCGCGATCGATGCGCCGACCGCGATGCCGTTCCCGGCCACGGCCGACATGACGTTGCCGGCGAGCGACAGACCGTTTCCGGCGCTCACCTGCGAGGTCGAGCTGAACTGCGTCCAGGTCTGCGACGTCGTCCCGACCGTGATCGGGTTCGGCGTCGTGAGGATCCAGCCCGTTCCCGCGTTGGCCGTACCCTGAGTGACGAAGCAGGCATCGCCCGAGAAGACCTCGCCCGCGACCGCGTCCGAGGTGAGCGTCATCGCGCTGGCCGCGCCGTTGAACGCATAGATCCCGTTTTGCGAGGCCGTGCTTTGATTCTTCAGCAACACCCGGTCGCCGTTACTGAGCGTCACGCCGTCGATCGCGGTCCCAGGCCCCGAGATGGTGACGTTCGCGGTGGAAGCTGCGCGCACCGCGGCTTTCCACGTGAAGCCGGCGATGGCGGCGTCGACGTAACTTTTGTTCGCCGCGTCGGTCGCCCCTGTCGGCGTCGCGAGCGCCGTGATCCGGTACCCGCCGCAATCCTGCGCTACCCCCGTCCCATCGCCCGTGACGAGGTAGAGTTTCCGGACGTTCGTGACGTCGTTCGTGTTGACGTTGATGGCGGTGCCGCTATTCGCCGCCTGCGCGATGGTTATCGAATTGAACCGAACGTCATCGGTGTCTTCCGACGAGTCGAGAAACGACGTGGTCGACGAAAGCGACTGAAAGAGAAAGCGCCGTAATGCCACGGCCTACCCCCCCGGCCGCGGCGCGGGCCGCTTGTGAAGGACGCCGGTCTCGTCGTCGAACGAATATTCCCTCAGGTCCACGCCGAGGTCGGTTCCGATCTTGGCGATGAGATCCTGGTAGGTCTTCTCGGCCGCCTTCTGCTCCGCCTGCAAGGCTTTGATCTTGTCGTTCGCCTCGCGCGCCTGCGCGTTCTCCTGCATCCACTGCTGAAAAAGCGCGTTCAAAGCCCCGCTCGCGACGACGAGCTCCATCCGCGCCGCGCGCTCCTTTTCGATGGCGCGCGTCAAGCGCAAGAGGTCGAGCTCGTTTATCCGGAGGAGCTCGAGCGGGGGCGGCGGCTCAAGGGTTCCGTTCCGCGACTCGAACCCCGCGTCATGTAGCGTATCGTGTAAGGGCGTCAGATGCTTTTCCATGGTGCGTGCTCCTAACCGGGTTCGGCGCGGACACATGAGAGCTGCATGGATGGCAAGAGGAGCAGCGTCGCGTTATCGGTCGCGAACCCGATCGGTTGGATGTAGACCGGCACCCCCGGTGCGAGTAGGGCCGGCGGGCCCGAGCACGGCCGCCCGTTCGTCCCTACGAAGACCATTGCACCCTGCGTGAGTGCGTAGATGCCGGACACCACGCCGCCGAACTGCACCATGGCGCTTGTCGTGGTGGGTTTCTGCACGGCGCATCCGACGCACGGGAGGTGCGTGATATCGGTCGCGTTTGCCTGCACCGCCTGCCCGCCGACGACCGCGACGAGGTCGCCGACGTTTAAGCTGGTAGCGCACGCGAGGGTGACGATCGGCGCGGTGGTGATGATGCCGCCGCTGTCGAGCGGCGCATCGGCCGCGATCTCGTCCGAAATCGCCTTCGCGATGGCGTAGCAGAGCGATTGCACCGAGGCGAGCCCGCTTCCACTGAGCGGAGAAATGAGCCCGTTACGCGAAGTGTCGTTCGTCCAGTCGCCGAAGATCCGACCGGAGAAACCCGACGTGCAGTCTGTCGCGCCTGGCGAGGGAAGCGGCATGTTACGGCACCTTCACGTTTTGTGACCCGGCACCGACGGCGATGGTATCGGTGGTGAGCGGCTGCATGGCGGGGGATACCGTCACCGAGGCGGGCGAGATCGCGAACGGCCCCGCCGTGCCGACGATCTTGTGAAAGTGCCCGGCGGTGACGCTACCCTCCTTCGCGACCGGGGTCGAGCCGCCGTTGAAGATGGCGTCCTCGGTTGTGATCTTGATCTGCATGCCCTCATCCGCACCAACCGTCATCCCGTCCGAGGCTTGCCCCTGCCACGCGTGCGCAAAATCTCGGAGGCCCGGTATCGCAATGGCGTCGGACATTGCGTGCTGGCGCGGGTCGATGGGGTCAACCTCGCCGCCGCTTGCGAGCCAGACGTCGAGTGAACGGTCGGCGAAGACGAGCAAGACGGTATCCCCGGCCGCGACCGGGAACGTGATCCGCATCCCGCCCGCGCCGGGCCAGACGATGGGTACGTTCGTGACCACCGGGAACGAGATCGGTGTCAGGGTTCCGTCGCCGAGGTCGACGTTGTCCTTCGTGAGCGGCTGCGCGTCGATGAGCCCCTGGGTGAGGTCGACGCGTTCGACGCGCGCCGGGAGCGCGACGTGGAGATCCGCGAGCGCCTCCTGATTGGCGCGGCGGATTACGGATGCCAGGGTGGGAACGAGCGGCTCGGCCACCCATCCTACCTATCGCGTCCCGCCCGGGTGGCTACAGGCCCCGGGACCTCTTGAAGGCCGCGAACCACGCCTCGCGCTCGGCATCGCGCTTGGGGTCCGGTTCGTACTCGAGCGGCTCCCCGCAGTCGAAAACAAAGAGGCCGGGCAGGGTCACCTCGTGTTCGTCCTTCTCATACCCGAGCGCGAGGCCGAGCGGGTGGAGGATCTCGCGGTTGATCTTGTAAATGAGCCCCGCCTCATGGAGTAGCTTTGCCCCGTTCGGCACCCGTTGCATTCCCGCTCCTATCGCGCACGCATCACCACGGCAGCATGTCCACTTCCGAGTACCAGTCCCCGCCGTCGAGCTGCCCGGAATGGACCACGCGCTCGCAGCGATAGTTCCCGGAGACCGAAACCGATTGCAGGATGATGGCGCGGCCGGGGCGGATCGTCGGGTCAAGCAGGCAGCGCACCCGGAGGTAGCTCGGCTTACCCTCCTTTTGGGGTTTCCCGTGGTCGGGCGAGCCGATCATTCCCGTTGCGGCAGAGATGACGCGGGCGCCCTCTTTCAGGACCATCCCCGCCGCCATGAGTTGCAGCGCGCCGTCTTGGATCGACCAATCGATCTGGGCCGCCTTGGTCACGCGGTCGAGCTCCCGAACCGTGCGGCCGTGTGCGGCGTAGCCTTGCCGGTAGGTGGAGATGGCCGGCGTGATCGCTTCGCGGCGAAGCTGGTTCACGGCGTTAGTGGCCGAGAGCCCGAGATCGGCCGCGAGGACCTCGAGGACCGTCTCGAGCCGCGTGCCCGCCTTCCACGAGTGGGCGCTGTGACAAGACTGGTAATTGTACTCGCCGTCACCGCCGCATATCCGCGTCACCCAGTCGGCGCCGTCCTTCGTGTGGTCGATCGTGCGCGCGGTGCCCATCCATACGAGCTTCGTGTCGCCCGTATACCCGGCGTAAAGTACCACGACCGACTTCGGGGCGTTCGGGTGCTGCGTCACGTCGACGGCCCCGATGAGGTTCCGCGACGCGTCCGAGAGATTGTACGCCTCGATCTCCGTCTTGTTCGGTTCCGAGTCGAGCCCCTTCGTCACGTGGAACCGAAAGTGCAGCCCCTTGAAAGCGGTGCCGCCGATCTGCACCCACCCGTCGCGTAGCCATTGCCGGCTCATGGCCCGGTCGATTCCACATAGGTGAGGAGCACTCGGCCGCCGAGGTCATCGTACCCGGCGTCGAGGTTTTGCCCCGACGTGTCGACGGCGAAGATGAACCCGGGCGGCAAGGCGGGATCGACGCCGCGTCCGAGCAGGTTCGCGCCGAGCACCACCTTGCGCCCGGCGACGAGCATGTTTTCGCTGCCGTCGTAGCACGATAGGAACCAATACCCGACGCGGAAATTGAAGTAGAGCTCGATGCGGTACCAGGCGTTCTCCAGCTGCACCTGGAAATCGTAGGACGCCGAGCTGTTATCGACCGGAAGTATGAGCGTCGCCATGGCTCATCCCGCGGACACGGGCGCGGCGGGCTCAACCGGCGGTACCGGTTTCGGGGCGAAGATGCCTTTGACGAGCTCGGTGGCCCAGTTTCTAATCGAGACGACAATCGAACGCTTTGGGTCGGGCGGCGTGGCGGTGATCGTCCCTTGCAGCCCCTTGCTCTTTTTCCCGGTCTTGCCGTTCTTCACGTTGGGTATGGCGGCGGTCTGGCTATCGACGATCGTCACCTGCTTTAGCGCGGCGGTGAACCGCACCGCGTCACCCGTGTCGGCCGCGCGCGGGAATTCGAGCGATTCGATCACCATGTCCGGGTACACATCCGTCCAGACGTTGGTCTGCCCGGCGGGCGCGATCCCAGTCGTGACGTCGATCGTCGTGCGGCTCGAGAACATCAGCCGCAATTGGTCGATGGCGGTTCGCGATCGGGTCGGATCGGGCTCCGTCCCCACCCGCGCATCGATCGTGATGAGCGGGTCGTCGAAGTAGTCCTGCGCGTAACTGCTATCGCCCGCCGGCAGCGGCGTCTCGGTCACGACGCCCTCGAGGCGCACCGCGAGGGGGCGCAGGAGCACGTTGTCGGAAACGACCCCGCCCGATTCGATCGGGTGCTCGGTCACCTGCGCGGTGTTGGTTTCCCCGAACGTCACCGCGGCATCGAGCACCAGGGTGACGACGGCCGCACCGTTAGTCCAAGCGATCTGCGTGCTCATTTGACGACCGCCGCGAATGCCGCCCCTGTATCCTCGCCCTGTAGCCGCCGGATCTGGTCCAGGAAGTTGTCCGGGTCCGGGGTCACGATGTTACCGAACGTCATGTTGATGGTCCGGTTGTCACTTGTCGTCGTCGCGACGCTGGGGGTGGGAACCACCGTGGTCGGCGGGGCGAGAAACCCGGTCAAGTGCTGGATCGCGGGCGCGGCCGGCAGACCTTCGGGGGCGCTAGCAGCAACCGCCCCCGGCGCGACTGCGGGTGCGCCGCCCTTCCCAAACTCGCGCTGCAAGGCGGCGTAGTCTCCGGCCCGCGCCAGCTCCGTGAAGCGGGCGTTTTTGGCCAGTTCCCACTGCCGCTCCATCTGCCCAGGTCCACCCGCCCCGGCTGCCTCGAACGCCTTTCCCATGGCGCCTTGGTCGGCCTTTTGCTCGGCGAAAAACTTCTCGTGCTCGCCCGCAAGCAAGTGATCGAGCTGCTCCCGCACGTCCAAAAAGTCTACGATCGCCTTGGTCGCAACCTTGAGCCCCTTCACGAACGCGCTATCGGCAGCGTTGACCTTCAGTAGATTTTGGAATGTGCCGAGCCAGTTTCCCAGCAGTGTCTCGCGATCGCCCGTGATCCACCCGTACAGTTCCTCCATTCCCAGCACGACGAGGGCGATCCCGGCAATCACGGCAAGGCCCCACAGGAACGTCGATGCGGCGGCCGTAACCTGCGCGGCGGTGATGGCGCGGAGCGTGGTAAGCCACGCCCCGGCCTTTGCCACGGCGCCCGCGATGGCGAGGCCGAGTTGCGAGACGAGTACCAGCGAAAGCGCGGTCGCCGCGGCTTCCCATAGCCACGTCTGGCTGACGATCGCGCCCACCGCTTTCGTGAGCGGTTCCAGCGTGGCCTTCGCCCGCTTCCATGCCGCGATGAGCCGATCCACCCATTCGGTGACCTTCGTGCGCACGAGGTCCCGGTTTTTCTCGATCCACTCGGCGAGCGCCTTCTTTTGTTCGGCCACAACGTGGAGCAGCGGCACGCCGATCGCACGCTGCAACACCTCGAGTGACAGCGTCAGATCCATCGACGCGCGCTTGTAGTCCCGCGCGGCCTTGACGTCCTCATCCGCGAAGACCATCCCCGTCTTGTGTGCCTCTTCGCGGAGTGCTTTGAGTGCGGTTGACCCCTTGTTCAGCATCGGGAGCATTTCCGTCCCGAGTGCTCGGCCGAAGATCTTTGTTGCCAGGGCGATTTTTTCGTTACCCTCAGGCATCGCTGCGAACCGGTCGGCGAGCGCTACCAGCACCTCGTCGGCCGACGAGGCCCCGCGCTTGATGTGAACCCCCATTGCCGAAAACGCCTTGGCCGTGTCGCCGCTCCCTTTACCCGCGGCGTACATGGTGAGGTTGAGGTGCTTCAACCCCTGCTCGAACGCTTCCGCCGAAGTGCCCGAATGATGGGCGGCGAAGGCGAGCTCCTCGTAAGCCTCGCGCGTCACGCCGGTGCGCTGCGCCGCCTTGTTCGCCTCGACCGCGGCATTCGCCGTCTCGTCGACGATGTGCGCGAGCCCCTTCGCCGCTGCACCCGCCGCGAATGCGACGCCGAGTCCTATAAGAGCGTGCTTGAGGCCGCCGAGCAGCTCATCGGCGTGCTTGAACCCGGTCTCGTCGGTCTTGAGGCCGAGGGTGGCGAAGAGCTCGCGAACGACTGCCATTTTTATCTAGCCTTGGCCCTTTCGAGTGCTTCCGCCTGCGCCTCGGCGACCGCGTCGAGGACGTCGTTCGCGTCGAACACGTCCGCGAGTGTCCAGGCCCGGTCGATCTCCTCTAGTGTTGCGCACCGGGCCTCGACGAGGCGCCAGACGGGCCATTCGGGGGCGAGATGGTCGAGGTCGCGGAGTGCGACGGCGCCCCCGCCCGCGCGCCGATTGCGGCGAGGGCGAACCCAAAACTTGAGTAGTTGACTTTCAGTGCTTCCCACATGAGCTCGACCGCGGCCGGAAGCCGCCCCACGAAGTGGAGATCGAATATGGGCATCACGGGGGTAAGCCGCTCGTTTTGCCGGACCTGCACCGTCGAAAAAAGCTCCGCCATGATCGCGTCTTGATCGTCCGGGGTGAGCTCCCGGAAAAGCGAGCGAACCGCCATGCCCAGCGCCGCGGCGTCGATGTCGTCGACGCTTTGCACGCCGCCCGCGGACAAGAGCGAGATGAGCCCCGGGCCCCCCGCGCGTGCGACGCGGTTGCCCAGTTTCAAGGCCCGGCGCGGTGGCAACGGCACGACGTGATAGGTCGCGCCGTCGATCTCGACCACCACCGGTTCCGCGCTCCGATCCGCCATCGCTCACCCCCGGTGTGCTGTTGCGCTACGTGAGGAGCAGCCCGCCCACGAACATGGTGAGGTTTCCGGTCTCGATCGTCCATACGGTGTTCGAGAGATCCTTGCCGAGCTCCGATTCCGCCATCTTTCGCACCCAGCTCTTCGCCGCAACGTGAACGGTGGTCCCGTTGAGGTCCTTCACGAACGTCGGCACGACCCCGATGCCCGATGCTTCGTCCGAGAGTGCGAGCGCGGAAAGGCCGTCGTTCGACGGCGAGCTGCGTTTCAAGGTGATCTCGAACGTCCCCGCCTGGTTTCGCGACCGCACGCGGGTCGCCTCGCCGTCGGCGCCCACCACCACCTTGAAGGTGTCTTCCGATCGGGTCACCTTCACAAAGGTCCCGTCGGCGTAGTCGACGATCGGCACCGGACCGACGGTGATGATGATCTGCCCCGGGTCGTGTGTCGCCAGCATGTGCGCTCCCTACCCGGTTAGCCCCGGGTCTTCGTGCGGGCGTCCTTGGGAAGCCCGAGGCTAGGATACTTCGCGTGAACGGCGCGCCGAACCTCTGCTTCCACCGCGGGGCTCGCGTGCTGCGCCGCGCGCGCGAGGGCGTTGCGCGCGTGCGCGATGTCCGGGATGGGGAACGTCCGGTTTGGCCCGGCGAAGGTCTTGTCATGCAGCCGGTTCCGCTCGTCGCTCGAGAGTTCGTCGTCGCTCTTCGGCTTTCCCATTCGCGCGCTCCCTAGACCGTGACGGTCCCCTGGATCTGCACCTTGTGTATGGCCCCCGCGAGGAGCGCCGTGAAACCGACGCCGGGCATGAACCGGTTCGCGACGTCGCTTGGCGCTTGCGATGCGACGAGCGGCACCGTGACTTTGGATGACCCTTTGACGAGCCCGCCCACGTCCTCACCGCGCTGTAGCGAGGTCAAGACCGCGGCCTGTACCAGCGTCGCACCCGCGTCGGTGTACGGGATCTTCCCGCTCGCGTTTGCGAGCAGCAGGAACACCGCGCCCTGAATGTCCTGCGTCTGCCAGTCAAGGAAGCGGATGGTGTCGATAAACTCGGCGTCGCAGACCTTCCCCTGCATGGTGATGTTCCGCCCCGCCACGGTGTAGTAATACCCGCAGTTTTTCGACTGCATGTTGACGATCTGCGTCCCGGTGTACGTCCGCGCCGGTACGCCCGCGATGCTTTTCAGCGCCCATGTCTCGCTTCCCGGTGTGAGCGGCAGGCAGGCGCCCAGCATGCCGGCGTCGAGAAACGCCCCGTTTGACGGATCGTACACAACCGCGGTCCGCTTGTAGCCGAGCTGCATCGCCTGATACGCAGCGGATACCGGACCGCTCGCGATGGTCGCCTCGTAGGCCGCGGTCGTGTTGATAGCCTGCGTTTCCTGCGTTTGCGCGAGGTACTGCTTCCCGTTCGCCTCCACCCAGTGTGCGGTCGCGAGGAGCTCGGCGGTGCTATTCCACGGGTTCACGACCGAGTACCAATCGGGCGATTCGAGCGCGATGGCATCGAGGTCGGTCGCGATGCCCGGATCGGCGTGGTCCTGCACGATCGACAGATAGTTCACGTTGCCAACCTGCACCGATTGCCAGGCGCCGGGGGCGGCGGTGAGGGTGAGGGCGTTCGTGCCGGCCGCGGTGAGGCCGTGCGTGCCCGTTGCGGCATTCACAACGGCAATGAGGCCCGCCACGATCTGGGCCGCGGTCGGGCTCGTGTCGACCGTGTCCGTGAATGTGTAATCGATTCCGCCGATGGTGAGCACGTACGGGACGTTTTCGAGCGTGACGAGCGGTGTTACCGTCCAGTGCTGCGTGGGCGGCAGCGCGCAGCGGCCAACGCCCACCTGGGTGGGGGCCGGATCCTGGCCGAAAATTGCCGCCGCCGCCGCGTACTCGGGCGTCCCGGCCGGGAAATCGCTTGCCAGCGCGGTATCGCTTGCGTAGTACCGCACCCGCTCCGGGTATGACTTGGAATACCCGCCGAGAATGAGCGGCGTGCCGAAGCCCGCCAAGGTGAGACCGCCCGTCACGGCCGTGATCTGGACCTGCACGATATCCGCGAGCGGCATGCGCTACCTCACGTTGTTCACGACGCCCACCGTGGCCACGTAGCCCGATCGCTCGGTGGCGTCCTCGGCGATTCCAAAAATGACATCCAGCGCGGCGCGCCCTTGCCAGGTGGTATCGAGCAGCGCCGACAGATCCTGAATATCACCGGGCGCCTGAACGGCGAGCCCGGCCGCCCGGAGCGCGAAAAGCACGGTATCGAGGCCGAGCGATGTCCGGACCTGACTCATGAGGGCGCGCGCCGACCCGGCCCCAAACGGCGACGCGGTGTAGACCTGCACCGAGCACGTCACCTCGCAATCGAACACGGCCTGGAAGGCGATCTCTTGGCCGGTCGGTTGCGCCGGATCGTAGCTCTGGTAGACCCGCGGCCACGGCGCGCCCCCGGTGCGCGGGCCCGAAAGACGGACCGTCGCGTAGGGCATCGGCGGCTGCGGCGCCGTCTGCTGCGCCATGAGCACGGCGCCGGCAAGGCCGGACCCGGTCTCGACCCATGCGACGAGCGCGGCTTCCACGGTGGGCCAGGCGATGGGCATCACACGCTCGGTTCCTGGATCGGGTAGTCCGAAGTGATGGTGCCCCCATCGCCGATCGTGACATCGAGGTTCCACGGACCGGTGTTCATGAATGGGCTTGAACTAGCGCCGGGGCCCCATTGTGCATTGCAACCCGCTAGGAACGCTTGGTAGTCGATGACGAGCATGTTGGGCGCGGGCTTCGAGTAGATGGGGCATGACAGCTCTTGCGGCGCGCTCGCATCGGAACTCTGCGTGAGGTGCACATATGACGCTTGGTCGAATCGCGGACCGTTGAGAACGATCCATAGATCCGCATATCCCAAGCTATACACGCCGCTTTGAGGCGACTCCTGGTGGAGGCGCGTGTCGTCGAGCGCCGTCGGCGGCGTATTGGGGCTCGGATCGCGGTTATTGATCGTGAATATGAAGAATGGCACGATCGTGTACGAGCGCGCGATCGGCGCACTATCTGTGTAACCAGCCGCTTGCGCTATCGCGGTGACCGTCGTCGTTGTTGTGAGCGTGAACGCGCCTGTATAGACCGCGGAATTCGATGTGGGGGCCGTTCCATCGAGCGTGAAGCGAATCAAAGGCAGGCCGGAAACACCGGGCGACATCGTTACCGTTACACTGCCGGGATACGGGTTCTCGTCGTCGGGCTCGATGTCGGGCTGGTCAAGTGGAAGTCCCGTGGACGCCGGCGGGATGACGTACCAGACGATGCAGAGGATAGTATCGACGCCGCCGATCGTGAGATGGAGTTCATACAGATCCCGGTTGTTCCCCGGATCCCAAGGATACGTTACAAACACGTCGGGTGACGTTACGGTCACGGGCATCGGGGGCGGCGGATACGACAGATTCAGTGCATACGTGGTCCCAATCGGATCCCCCCCGCCCACGTCGGTCAACTTCTCGTAGTACCCTACCGTAACAGCATGGACGTTCGGGTAGACAAATGCACGATCGTTCCACTCGAACGGGGACGGCGCATAGACGAGCTGGCCAGCGTAGGCGCCGAATTGAGCGGGTGCCGCTTGCGAAGCTTCCGGGGTGATGGACGCAGGGCCGGAAATCTCGCCGCCGAAACACACACCGTAACACGCCTCGATGTATGTGAATCCGCCCGACAAGGTAGCGCTTTGACCGCTTCCGCTCCTCACCGTGACGTCGGCCGCACCCACGGTGCCAGCGCCAGTCACCACGACGAGCGAGGTCGCGTTAGCAGAGAGAAGCGACGCGGGGACGCCCCCGACGGTGACCGTGTCGTCGGACCCAAAGTGTGCGCCCGTCAACGTGACGGTCGTCCTTCCGCCCGCCGGACCCGTCGTAGGCGAGACGGATGCGATCGTTGGACCCGGGATCGGTATGCTCACGGTAACGGGCGCCGTGCTGCCCGCCGGGTTCGTGGCGATGACGCCGATGGTGTCGCCCGGCTGCGCCGCGATGGGGATGGTGAAATTTCCGCCCGCGCCCGCCTGCACGGACCCAACGGGCACGCCGTTGTCGGTGGCCGTCACGGTCGCGCCGGGATCGGCGGTTCCCGTTACTTGTGAAGTCGTTACCGTCACGATGACGGGCACCGACGGCACCGCGCCCGCCGCGGCGGGATAGGTTCCCGCCGCATCGAACCCGAGGTCGGTCGTGACCGCGAACGCTACGGCAAGCTGGCGAAGTGGGCCGGTCATATTCACGTCACGTCAACGTGATGTTGAGCGACGCGATCCCGGTCACGTGCGGCACCGCCAGGATCGCCTTCATGAGGATCGACCTCACAAGCGGCATGTTCGGGTTCTTCACAAGGATCGAATCGAAGTAGGGTACACCCTGCGTCGGGTCGAGAAACCACTCGCCGAGAACGAGCGACAGATGGCACTGCACGTTCTGTGCGACCCACGCCGCGCCGCCGACGAAGTTGAGCTGGCCGCCCGTGAGGTCGAGCTCGTTCCCGGGCCGAAGCGCCAGATCGTATCCGCTCGCCGGGTTCGTCCTCATGGCTACTGGCCCATCTTCCGCGCGATGGCTTTGTAGTACCCGCCCTCGATCGCGAAGTCCTCGACCCCCTCGATCTCGTAGGCGTCGCCATCAAACGCGATCTGGTCGGATAGTGACCCGCCGGGGCCGGTCAGCACTTGAAGGCGCGTGGTGGTGTAGATCCGGACCCGCGCGCGCGCGCGCTCGAGCTCGGGCAGGCGCATGAGCTCGCGCGGGCCGAGCGGGTGTACCTGCGCCATGATCGTGAAAGATGCCGGCGGGCCCGCCTGGTAGACACCGCCCGTGATCGTTCCCGGCGTCGGCCGGGTGATTGTGTACGTTTGCGCGCCGAGGCTCGCGATGGCATCCGATACACTCACGGTCGACGTTTCCGGCTCACTTTTCCCCGGTTACCCTTCCTCGGTCACGACGTGCGCGCTGCCGATCTGGGTGTCCCCGTCGCCGCCGCTTGGCTGCTCGCGATCCTGGGTCACCACCACGTGATCGATGGCGCGCCACAGATGCCCGGTGTCGACGAGCGGCCGGGGCGGATCCTGCGCCTGCCCTTTCGCCGCCTTCGCCGCGCGCCCTTTTGTGTTCCAGGCGCCTTGGCGCATCTTCGCCTTGATGGTTGCGGGCGCAAGCGGCGGCGGGATCCCGGGTCCCTTTACGATCGCGTTCTTCATGTCCCATTCCGCCTTGTATCCCGCGATCTCGAGCACCGCCTTGGGCGTCGTCTTCCCCTCGTACACGGCGGGTAAGAGCTTCCGAAGGAGCGCCACGTACTGTTCTTTCTTGGCGTCGAAGGTGGAGCGCACGAAGGATCGTTCCGGTATGGTCGCGGTGCCGAACTCATGGTAGACGGCGAGTGCGACGTTGGTGAGCGGCTCTTTCGCGCCCGCACCGGAATGCGCCGGATCGACCGTGGCCGCCTTGGCACCCAGGATCCCGATCTTGACGTAGCTTTTGCCCTGCGCGAGCGACGCGATCATCTTCTTGATGGCCTCCCACCCCTTGTCAACGTCGGTGACCTTAGCCATGCCATCCCCACGGGTCGAACCAGGGCGGCATGGGACCGGGGAAGGGTTGACCGGCCGTCACTATCGTCGCGCCGGGGACGGCGAAGGTGAGGCCGAGCTTGGTGCGCAGCCGCAGATATTCCATGCCGAAACGGGTGGCGGCATATTCGCTTCCCCCCGGCCGCACCGCCTGTATATAAGTCCGCCCGATGTCGCCCACCCGTTCGGAGACGACCGGGCGCACGTAGAGATTGGGGTATGCGATGGCGAGCGCGTGCGCGGCGAGCAACGTCACGACCCGATCGGCCTGAGGCCCCCATTTCGTCGGGTCAACCTCCGCCATGGCGTCGTCCAGAAACGGCTGAATGACGAGCACCGGATCGAGACTTGTGAAGTCGGGCGCTACCCGGAGCACGTCGGCCGGGGTGGCCACGCCTACGCCCCTTCGGCCGGCTTCTCTTCCGCCGGTGACCGCGGGTCGATGGCTTTGAGCTGCTTGTCGATCGCGTCGCCGACGTCGCGCCGCGTCTCGGGCCGCTGCCAGGCGCGAAGGAGCCCGCGATCGAAGGTGCCCTTTACGATCTGGACCGCCTTTTTGGACGGGATCTTCGAGATGTCCTTCAGTGAAACGTCCTTGTCGGGTTCCAAGATGGGCCGGTTAAACTCGGTCTCTTCTTCTAGGAGCCGCCGCACGCACTCGTTCTTCACGAGGGCATCCCAGACGGCGGGATCGACCTCGTTATTCCCCGGGATGAGCAGGATGGTTTGCAGGACCGGTTGGCGCCGGGCGGCCTCGTCGGCCGGTTTCAGCTGGAACGCGAACGCGCGCGGCTCGGTCGTGTTGTTGCGGACCAGCATATGTTACCTCAAGTGAAGGGCGCACCGGGCGAGGAGGCGGCCAGCGCCCCGGTGCGCCGAAAGCATGCGCTGGCCTCCCTACGTGCTAGATCCCGTCCGCGTAGCAGATCGACATGGGGTAGTAGGTCACTACACCCGCGGTACGAGCATGAGCCGGAATCTTGAATGTGAAGTCCTTCGGCTGCGGCGGCAGAAACTCGGCCTCCAGCGGGATGACGGCTTCCAGTGCGTCCGGGTCGCGCCGGTAGGCGACCGCGCGATCGACCCCGCCCACGCCCTGGCCGGACGCCTTGTACCATTGCGCGATCGTGTCGATGTACGGTGAGTTTTCGAGAAAAAACTTCTCGATCGTGACGTTGCTTCCCCCCACCGTGAACATGGGGGTTTCGGCAATGATCTGGCGCTGCGCGATGGGCAAAATGAGCGTATCGGGCACCTCGATCTCGAACGTGGTGGAGACGATGATGTTCGTCATCCCGTTGAGATCGGCCAAAATCTCGAGCGGCGTCTTCGTGCTCCACTGCGTGTGCGTGGACGCGCCCTGCGGCACCGTGTAGACGATCGTGTTCGAGAGCGAGAAAAGCCCCTTTAGCCCGGTGTCCGCGTCACCGGTAGCAATCACCGCATCGAGCTTCTCCTCGATCGCGCGGCGCGCGGTGTTCGCCTTCCGCTGCTCGAGCGGGATGTTGGCGAACCGCGCATTCTGGATCTCTTGGATCGAGTACTGGAACCCGCTCGCGATGGCCTTGATGGCGACGCGGAATTCCTTGCCCTTGACGTCCGCCATGGGGTAGTCGTCGGCGTAGCTTGCCAGCACCTTCGCGACGCCCGCCATATCGTACTGATTGTATTTGTACGTCTCGGCGCCGCGGTCGACCCGGTTGTTGACCGGCACGAACTGCCGGCCCTTCAACTGCGGATACTTGACGTCGTAGGACCGCGCGGCGACCTGTTCGAGCTCGCGCTCAAAGAACACGTTCTCGGCGGCGTCGAAGTGCGGATAGTTGAAATTGTGAAACCGCATGTGGCTCTTCGCCCCTGTTAGATGTTGATTAGCTTGTCGAAGGCGATGATCGAGAGGCCGCCCGGCGCCGTCGACGGTGAGGCGAAGAGCGCGCCGGGTACCAGCACCGCCGATGCGCCGGCCGCCTGCGCGGCGATCCAGGCCCAGTTGGCGGTGCCGTCGACGATGCCGCTCCCGGTCCCGGTCGGGCCGCCCGAACCGGCCGTGGTGCCCGCCTTCGTGCACTGGTAGAGCTGGCCGCCGTTCACGACCTGTGTACCGGCGAGGACCCCCGTCGAGCTGGCCCACGACGCGACCACGTCCGCATCGCCCCGGAACGCCCCCGGCTGCGCGTTCGCCGCCTGCGATCCGAACGCGAACCGGCAGTACACGGCCTGGTTTTCCACCACGCTCGTTTCGGGAATCACGTAGAGCCGGCCGTGCTCGTAGAGGTTCACGACGTCGCCCGGCGGGATTCCGGCGGTGGGAGGCCACATGGTGCTTCCGATGGTGTTCACGCTCTGGGTGAAGCCCGAGATCCCCGAGATCTTGTCGGATGACGCGGCCGGCAGCCGGTAGTGCCGGTAGGTGCCGTTGTAGACCATGCCGAGGCCGAACGGGATCGCGACCGTCATGTCGTTAAGGCCGGTCGTCACATCGTGCGGCCCGCCGTCGGCCGGCATGCCGGCGTAGGCTTGGGGGAGCTGTGTCAAGTATTGGGTCTGCATCTATACTCCCTGTGAAAGCGTTGGGCCACTACTCCGCGTCATCGCCCGCGCGCACGATGCGCCCGCCCTTCATCCTCGCGCCGATGGGCTTTCGCCATGCGTTGGCTGCCTCCTCGCGAAACCGCTTCGCGGCCTCGTCGGCATCGGCGTGCGCTTCCCCCGGCGTGCCGTCGACCGGGGGCGGCGCGGTGGCCTCGCGCGCGCGTGCGATCCCCTTCTTGCCCGCCGCGTCGCGCGCCTCGGCCCGTTCCAGCTCGGCGTCGAAGCGTGCTTCCAAGTAGGCGTCGCCACGCCCGGCCGGGTCGAACCCGGTAACGAGAGTCTTGAGGGCCGCAGTGCGCAGGTCCCCATCGGTCGCCCCGTCAACCTTGAAATCCTTGGGTAGGTGCGGGCGGGCGCGTTCGACGAGCGCGGCGTGCCTCGCGGCCTTGGCATCCGCGTCCGCCTTTGCCGCGGCGTCGGCGTGCGCTTTCCGCTCGTCGGCAAGCGCCTTTTCGGCCGCGTCGGCGCGCGCCTTCTCGGTGTCCGCCTTCGCCTTTTCCTGGTCTGCCTTGCCCTTCTCGGCGTCGCCCGCGCGCTGCGCCGCCGCTAGCGCGATGTCCTTTTCGGTCGCCTTTGCCCCGCATTTCGGGCATTCCAGCATCGCGTCGCACTTGTCGCAGCGGGCGTTCCGGAGCGCGTCCGCGCGCGCTGCCAGTGCGCGTTCCACGATCTGCGGCCCCTGCTCACTTGCGAACTCAACGTCAATTCCGTCGATTTTCAGCTTGGCGCCCACGCGTACCTCCGACGCATCGTCTGGCGCCTCCTCTACGATCCTGCCTATCGCCACGGTCCCGGCCGAGTCCAGTTTCAAGCGAACGTCGTCGCCGGCCCGGCCGCGGGGGACGATCGCGACGTGGTTACCTTGGATGTTTCGCTGAACGTGCGTATAAGCCTTCCCGCGCCACTCCCCCTGCTCCGGAATCGTATCGGCCCGGTACCCGGCGGAGACCTCCACCACCCCGGCCTTGATCTTGTCGATGAGCCCCTTGTCGGTGATGAGCATGGTGGGGACGTCGACGAAGGGTCCCACCGCACGGACTGTCTCACCGACCGATCCGCGCGCGTAGCGCGACGCGTTCTCGGCCGATAGGAGCGGCGGCTGCTCGGCCCACGGGTGATCGTCGGTGACCGGGCGGAGCGCGAACGATTCGAGCGCGCTCGCCTTGAAGACCTCGTCGGGCGAGCGGAACTCGCGGCGGACCGTGCCGTCCGGGTTGGAATACTCCTGTATCCCGACCCGCGCTATCCGTGCGCCTACCCGGAGCCAACCCTCGCGCGTCGTTTCCACCTTCGAGATGCGGCCGGCGTCGAAGTGAACGAGGCCGTCGACCCGTTCGTTCTTTGGGTTCGCGTTGGCGTAGAGCGCGGCGAGCTGCTTCTTGGCCGCCTCTTCCGTCTCGAACTCACCGTGTACGTTGCCCGAGTCCTTCGTCACCACCTGAAACTTGTCGCCCTTCTTGCGGATCTCGTACGGCATGAGATCCTGCCTATCACCCGGGCGCTAGTCCGGTAAGGGCGCGGCGCGGCGCGGTTCATTCCACCTTGTCGTCGGCGCGGTGCATGAGCGCGTGCTTTAGGAGCTCGAGCTCGTAGATGGTGCGCGGGACGTCGGGGCAGCCGCTTTGCCAGACGATCGTGCTCTCGGAATCGGCGGGCGAGCAGACGAGCATGAGATAGTCGAGCTTCCCCGCCCGCGCGTCCGCGAGGAGCTCTTCCGCGCGCAGCACGATCTGCTCGCGAACACCGGCCGCAAATGTGGGCGGCGCGAGCTGTATGGGCGGTTTCGGATCCATCAGTTGCCCGTGAGTGCGCGGTCCTGCACCCATATCCCGGGCGTCCCGGCGGCGATGCAGATCCACCCCTTGACGACGTACTTCGCGCCAGCCGTCCCGAGTTCACACACGGTGGTGTTCCGCACGTAGTCGCCCGCCGTCCACGTGCCCGCTGCGGGCGGGCCGGCCGGGAAGCCCGTGACCGCGACGCGCCCCTTCGCCACCGTCGCGGGCGCCTGCCAATCGGCGGTGAATTCCTTCGCGTTGTTGTTCGCGTTCGCTTGCATGGGCGAGCGCAGTACGCCGTTCACGACCCCCACCCCCACGCCGTGGTAGCGGTTCCCGATCGAGACCACGTCAAGGTTATCGATCGATAGATAACCTTGTGTATCGTTCGCTATGAGTACGCCCTGGTTCGCCTGCGCGCCGCTCGCGCCCACCCCGACGAGCGCGATGCTGGGAAACGCGGCCTGCCCGGTCGGCGCATTGTGGGTGACCGTATTCGCCTGGAAGAGGATGAAGCTCGCGTTGGGCGCGTTGACATAGGCGAACGGATGCGTCGACGCCGGATCCTGGTCCTCCGAGCGGCAGCCGATGATGGCCACGTTGCCGGCGTCGACCTCGATTTTGGCGTTGGCGTTCGGCGGCTTCGCGTTGCCGTTCAAGGCATCGCCCCACGGACCGAAGTAACTCCTCTCGAACCATAGGTCCGATCCGCGCCGCTGCAACGCCGCATGGTCGCGCATGTTCGCGATCCAGCACCCGCGCATGGGGTTGTGCAGGATGTTCTGCCCGTCCTCGAAGATCCCGACGTTCACGCTGTCGATGGAGAGGCGCTCGAAGGTGTTGGTCTCGATGTTGGGATCCTTCCCGTCCACATCCCAGTTCCCGAGCTCGAGGCCGGTCCCCACGCACCGAATGCGAAGGTCGTGGAAGTGGCAGGCGACGGTCCCCGTCGGGACCCCGGGCTGCGGATAGCCCTGAACGCAGAGCCCGACGTTGGCCGCCCATCCCGACGCGGTCGCGGGACACGGCGCCGAGTCGATGCCGATGTGGCCGATCTCGAGCGAGAACCCGCTCACCGCGAGTACACAGTCGTGCTCCACGGCCCATGGCGGTTTTCGGATCTGCGCCCCGTAGGACGACGCGCCGATGAGCCGGAGCCCGGCCGCGTTTGCGACGATGAGGTCTTCGCACGCATAGTAGAGCCCGTCATTCACGCGGATTTCGAGCCCGCGCGCGGCGGTGTCGAGCGCCGCCTGGAGTGCCACGGAGTCGTCGTGGTGGACCGGCGCCCCGGCCACCGAGGTGGCGGCGGGGAGCGCGAGCGTGATGGCATTCGCGATGACGCCCGCGACGCGCGTGACGAGCGTTCCCCCGCTTGCGTCCGCGCCTTCGACCGCGATCCCGTGCCCGACGGTCCACCCGGCGGCGCTCGCGACGGTGAGCGCGGTCGAACCGGCGGCGATGGTGCCGGTAGTAGAGACCGGGTTCCCGGCCGCGCCCCACCATTGCGGGTAAAGCGGTGTTGCCGCCTGTGCGGCGCCGGCCCACAGCACGGGCGCGGCCCCCGTGAAAATGGGATAGGGCGGCGCGATGATCCCGCCCGCCCACGCGATCGGGAAGGCCGACCGGACGGACCCGCCCGCGAACGCGATCGAGACGTTACCCGGAAGTGACAGGCCGGCGGCGCCGAGATAGGTCGGGCCGGTCAAGGCGATCGTCGCCGGCGACGCTCCCGCCCACGTGAGCATGCGCGCCCACGCGTCGGAATCGTCGGTCACGCCGTCGCAGGCGAAGTCTACAAGGCTCACGGGGTCCATTGGCCGTCACCCTTAGTTCACTTCGCAATGCGCCGTATCGACCAGAAATCGTCGGCGAGGTCGCGGCTCGTCGCATAGGCGAAGGGCAGCGAGAAATACCCCGCCGCGCCCCATGCCGGCCCCCATGAGTTACGCACCTTGAGCATAGATGACGCGCGGTCATACCCTACCGCGAGTAGCGCGTGGCCGCCGATCGCCACCTCGCCGTATCCCGGTAGGGGAAGGACACTTGCCGCCGCGGTGAGCCCGTCGAGGTCGCAGGCGCCGGTTCCGTTATCGGGCCCGTAGAGCGTGAGCCCCAAAGTGAACGGATACCCGGCGGCGAGGCATGCCATCATGTCGGCGATGGTCTCGAGCCGTGTGTAGAGGAGCCCCGGCGCGCGGTGCGCCGCCTCCCCCCATGCCGGCTCGGGCGGGCAGATCGCGAACGTGCGCGGATCGTAGGGCCACAGCGATTCGAGCGGGATTCCCTTCGCGGCGATCCCCTTTATCGCGTCGCGGATGGTCGACCCGGTATCGTGTTTCTTGTAGACGCCCGGGCCGCGCGCGTTCCAGTAGCAAAAGAGGCGCGACAAAAGCACGATGCCGTTCCCTTCTTTCGCTTCGAGAAACGTCATCGCGCCCGCGAGTGCATTCTCGACGCAGGCGCCGAGGTCGCCCTGGTCGAAGACCGGCGGCATGAACGGGTCACTACACAAATCGACGCTGTTCGGGATCGCCCCCGCCGGGCCGTGGATGGACCGATACTTGAGGTCGCGGTGGTCGGGAAGGTCGGGGATCCAGGTGAGTTTATGGGCCATGGATCCTGACTATCACCCGCGCGCGGGCGGTGCTCAGCGGCCCGTCATGGCGTCCACCAGCGCGATACGTCGCCCTATCCAGCGCATGACGGGCACCGCCATGCTATTCCCGATCGCGCGGTAGCGCGGCCCATCTTCGGCGCCCGGGATGGCGGTGTAGTCGTCGGGGAAGCCTTGCAGCCGCTCGCATTCACGAGGCGTCAACCGCCGCACCGCTGCGGCTGTGTGAACCGCGACGGACCCGCACCCGAGCGCGGAGCCGCACCCGAGCGCGGGTGACACCTCGCCCGAGATCGGGTCCTGTGTGGCGTGGAACGCGATCGGGCCGTCAAAGCTCCCTCCGCGCGTCACGAACGTTTCGGTTCCGGCATCCAAGCGTACCCCCCCCGTCAGGGTGCGTGCGACTACTTGGAGGTTGTCGGAGGCGTCGCCGCGCGGGCTACGCCCGCCGTGGTGTCCAAGGCTCGCTTCAGGGCAGGCGGCAATGTTAGTTCCCTCCGCTCGGCCCGGCGCAGGATCCCCCGACAAGCACGCGCGCTCAAATAGTACCGTAGCGGCACGTCGCCAATCTCCAAGATGTCCGACAACGAAGACGCGGCGCCGTCGCTGGGCCACTCCGAAATACTGAGCGTCAAGAACACGGTAGGCGAACCCATACCCGCGTTCTGCCAAGCGCCCAAGGAAGGCTCCAAAGTCCCTGCCGCCGTTCGAGGACAACACGCCGGGGACGTTCTCCCATACCACCCAGCGGGCGCGTGTTCGGCCAGCAAGCGAAAGGAATTCAAGGGCCAGGTTACCGCGCGCGTCAGCCAATCCAGTTCTAGGTCCCGCGACCGAATACGATTGGCAGGGGGTTCCACCGACGAGAAGATCGATAGCTGGCCCGTCCGCTTTGATGGTTGTGAAATCGCCATGGTTGTGAACCTCGGGGTAGCGGTGCGCCAGCACGCGGGAAGGGAACTTGGCGATCTCGGCGAAGAACATGGGTTGCCACCCCAACGCATGCCATGCGACCGTCGCGGCTTCGATTCCGCTGCAAACGCTGCCGTACCGCATGCGCCCATTATGCGCCGCCCCCCTGACAACCCCACGGTTTTAGTCCGCGCCCTCGTCCCCGCTTGCGTCCTCGTCGGGCGTGGCCCCCTCCCCTGTGAGCTGCTCGATCACGTCGTCGAGCACCGGCTCTGCCTGACACCGGCAGTTGATAGGCTTGCCCGGGGTAACGTCCTCTTCGCCGTCCACCTCGGGCGGGTCGTCCCATGAGAACGTCTCGCCCTCGAGATCGGCGTGTGATGCGCGCACCCGGTTGTCGTTCGAGGTCCGCCACACGAACCGCGACACGCCGAGCTCGGTCTGCCGCTCCTCGTTCACTTGGCCGGTGAGCTTCCCAACTTGGTCGCGCGCTATGAGTGTGGCCCGGCTTTCCGCTACGCCGTACCGCTCGGTCATATCGTCGGCGAGCTCTTCCCAACGGACGCCCTCGCTCATGCCCTGCGTGACAATCTTTTCGATCTCCGTGAAGTAGCTTTCCGGCACGCTCTTCACAAGTGCCACGTTGGCGCGCGCGAACGCCTCGATCCGGGGCACGAGCCACGGTTCGGCATTCACGACATCGACACCGAGTAACGAGCGCATCTGCCTATTCCACTGCTCTTTCTGAAAGTCGGCCGTGGCGCGGCCGATCCGCGCCGCGGTTTCGGATAGGTCGGCGTTTGTGAACTCGGCGAAGAGCTGGCGCGACAAATCGTCGAAGATCTCGTTTACCTCGTCGCCCTCGTCATCGTCCCACGCGTCGGTGCGGTGGTCGGGTGGCTGCGCGTCATGATGCGCCGCAAGCGCGTCGGCGTGGTGGTTCACGATGGATCGGAGTCGCCCGGCCTTGGCTTGGAAGAGCGCCCGCGCCGCCTTCACGACCCGCATGATCTGGCCGAGGTAGCTGAGCGCAACCCCGGTAGGGTGGAGCTGGCGCGGCATGGGCCCGCGGCGGCGATGGGGCCTGCCTACCGCGCGCATGAAGGCGCGCCGCGCGCGGATGTCCGCCTGTATACGGGCGGTACTTCTCACGCGACGACCCTGAGGAGCCGCCGCGGCTTGGGTGTAGGGTTCACGCGCCGTGCATTGCGAATGCGATCCCGCGCCATGGCGGCATAGGCGCGGCTGAGCTCTATCCCGATGAAACCCCGGCCATGACGGCCGGCTACTACACCAACCGTGCCGGTACCAGCGAACGGGTCGAGCACGGTTGAGCCGGGCGCACTGCCCGCAAGGACGCACCCCCTTTTGTGAGTGCCCGTCCCGTCCACGATGGCCAGCGCTCGCGGGTCGGAGCTTGAGGAAAGCAACCACCGTGGCACGTCCGTACGGTAAGCGCTCACGGCGCCCCCGGTACCGGGTTCATGTTGTCGCTGGGTGGAAACTTGGCGCCGATGGGCGGCGTCTTGGCGGGCGCGGGTGCGAGCGGCGTGGGCTCCGGCTCGGTTCCGTCGGGCCCGTTGCCCTTGTTCGGGTCGTCGGCCGGCCCAGCGCCCGCGGGCGCAACCTCCATCTGCGCGCGCAAGCCGGTATCGAGGTTCATACCCTCGCCGTTGTACGAATCGCCGCCGAAGCGCGTCGCCGCCACCTCGGCCGGGGTGAGCGTCCCGTTCTGGATGTATAAGTTGTCCGCCTGCGCGATGGCGAAACGGCGGGTTGCCTCCGCGCCATCGTCGAGTTGCCAAAGCGGCCGGAAATCGACCGACCACTTGGCGGGCAAGACACCGCCCGTCGGCCCGTCGCGCGCGAGAAAGAGGAGCCGCACTAACCGTTTCAGCTGCGGCTTCACTTTCTTCTGCTGCCCGGCGCGGACCTGGTCATACCAGCGGCGAATATCGTTATCGCCGGTGGCGTTGAGCCCCGCCGGCTGCTGCCCCATGAGCCGCGTTATTGGCATGTCGACCGACGCGGCAAGTCGAAGCGCCATTCGATCGAGGATGTCGGTCAGCCCCGTGACCGGGGTGGGCTTGCGCTCGAAGTCTTCTCCGGTGTTATCGCCGTCCCCGGCGTCGAGCATCACCATGCGCAAAACGCTGCGTTGCATCTGCATGAGCGACATGCGTTGCAGGACAACATTGTCTTGGTTGTTCGCGAGCAGCTCGGCGAGCCCGCGGATCTTGCAAATAGCCTGCGCGAAATCCTGTACCAAGGCGGCGGCGCTCGCGAACGAGGCGTCGAACTGCGCCAGCGCGTGCTGGGCGCGGACGAAGATGGACTCGCCCCACCCCCATGTCTCGCGCTGCTGGTAGCGGTTCGTAATGACCCCGCGGAAGGGCAGGATGCGGGTGGTGTGGATCTCCCGCCACGATCCCATCACCGCCGGGCGGTTTCGCTCCTCGGGCGCCACCCCGCCGGGCCCGCTACCCACCGTGTACGGCATGATCTTGTACGTCGAGGGCTCCCCGTAGCGCGGGCTCAAGGGATCGGTGTAATAGGTCCACGGCACGAGCTCGCGCGCATCGAGGACCGAGAGCCAATCGACCGATTGTATGTTCGCCTCGTCGAGCGGCGCGGCGATGTCGGCCACCCCGTCATTCACCCCGAGTATTACACCGGCACCGCCAAAGGCGCGAGCCCAGCAGAGGGCCTGATGAACGCGGGTGTCGGTTGCGAGATCCTCCAACTTCTGGTCGGCCGCCTCGGCCGTTTCCTTGTCGTTCTCCACCTCGATCTGCCACCCCTCGCGGCACATCTCGTTCGGCACTTCCTCGACTATGCGTGCGCCCATGTCGCTGCCGCGATAGAGCGCCTCGCACTGTTCGTATGCGAGCTTTTCGACGGTGACGCGGTGCCCGGTGGTCTTGTCTTGGGCCGTGCCGAGGCCCGTCATGATATTCATCCAACCGTCAACGAACGCCTGCGCGCTAGCGGCGATGTCGCCGTTGCGATGGGGCACGGTACCGTTCTTAGCGCTCTTTCCGCTCTTGCCGTTCTTGCCGCTGGCGTGACCGCGCGTATCGGACATGGATCCTACCTATCGCGGTCGGCGGTGGGCCCCGAATGCGGGGCCCCAACACGCCGCGCCCCCGCACATGCGTCCGTACCGGCGCCGCACGATCGAGCGGATGGTAGCCGGCATGGCGGCGGCCGGGCTTGCCCCTACCATCGAACGGCGCGGGCGGGAAGCGTTCTACCGGCTGTCGCGCGACGATTTCCGCCGTGCACTGGGGGTGTGATGGCGCTTGACCACGAGGCGATGCGGCAATGGCGTGAAGGGCTCGCCGCCGTGAAGCTCGGGTACAGTGGCTCGAGGGTGTCGTCGCCGCGCTCGTCGGCCGGGTGGCCGTGCTCGAACGGGATGCCGCGCGCGAGAAAGGGGGCAAGACATGACCGACGTGACGATGTGCAGCTGCGGGAGACCCTTGCACTACACGGATCCGACGGTGCGCTCGGCGCCGCGCTCAAGATCTTGCGCGAGATGGAATGGCGGCCGACGGAACGGCAGGGGCACTGGGATCGCGAGTGCCCGGTCTGCGGCGCGTCGGAGATGTACAGCGGCGGGAAACACAAATCCGGCTGCCGGCTCGCGCGGCTACTCGGAAAGAATGAGGGCTAGCAATGGAACGCGGTGATCTCGAGCAGGCCCGCCGCGACATCGCCGAGGCGCGCGCGTCGCTGAAAGCGTGCCTCGCCGCGCTCGCCGCCGCCCGCGAGATGTTGGGCGTCATGGAAGATCACGGCGGGCACGACGGCCTCGGCGGAAAGGGGTACCGCGCCGCCCTTGACCAGATCGACGAAAGCGTGGAGCGGGCGCGCGCCGCGCTCCTCACGGAGTGACCATGCCCCTTGCACTCGACCCGGAGATCATAGGCCGATGGGTGGTACGGGCGGAGCGCGAGCATGCGCGGTTTCACCGCCCGGAGTGCCCGGCCGTGACCGGCAACGCGCCCGTCCTTGCGGACGCATGCACTTGCGGTGCGGCGTTCGTTGGCATGGCGCGGGAAGCGATCCCGGCGCTTGCCGCCGAGGTGGAGCGGCTGCGACTCGAATTTGAGGCGCGGCGGATCATGGCCGAGGCTCGCGCCTACGACGCCGAGCACGCGAAGCTAGCCGAGGCGCAGGTGCGGGCGCGGTTACGGACGGTGGAAGGGGATTGGGATCATCTCCGGCGGCAAAACAACATGCTCATCGAGGCCAATGCGCGGCTCAAGAAGGGTCTCGCCGCCTGCGCGACCCCGCCTTGGGATGACGCATCGTGAGGGGCAGCCGAGGCGTTCGCCGATGCGCCATGCGTGGTGGGTGGACGGTCCTGATTCCTAGCTACATCTTCACCATCGCCCGCGCGCGGTCGGCCGCGCTCGTGACCGGCTTTTCCTCTGCCAGTGCATAGACCGCGCTGTCGCCCTTGTCGGGGCTGCGCCCGATCCGCGCCTTCACATCGTCCTTGCGCTCGACCTGTATCCCCGCGGCGATGACCTTCCACGTCGGTGCGCATAGGTCGGCCTTGAGCTCCGGGTCGGGCGGTAGCGCGATGTCCTGCCCGCTCGTCGGCTCGAGCGCCTCGCGCATGCGCCACCACCACTCGGCGCGCTTGTTCACAAAGCCAAGGCGCCCACTCTTGTCGCGCGCGTTCGAGTGCTCCGAGCTGTTCAGGGGCACGACCTTCACGCCGGGTAGATGGCGCAAATGGTCGTAGACCGATCCGCCTATGCCGATCACGTCCACGTTGATCACCGTCTTCGCGCCGGCCGCGTTCACCGCCAACGTTGCGACGGCCGGGCCGTCCGGGGTGTCCGCGCCGGGGTACGTGAGCTGTTCGCCGAACCAATTGTCATGGCGGGGGGTGAGCACCGTCCTGTCACTACCGCCGCGCGCGGGGTCTACACCCAGCGTAGTCATGGGCGTCGCCGGCGCCGGCCGCTCGCGCCACCGCTCCTGCGCAAGGCGCACCCATTCGGTGGGGATGACCTGATACGCATCGTCCTTGCGCCCGGCAAGGAAGTCTCCGTAAAGTAACTGCGAGCGAAGCGGTTCGGGCATCGCCTGTAACGTCGAGATGTAGCCCGACCTCACAAGCACCGGGTTATCCTGTACGCGGGCGCGGATGAATGTGCGCGACTTCGGGATGAGCCGCTCGCCGCCGATCATGACGGGGCTCCCGTCGGGCAGCTCGATGTCCTTACCCTTACTCGTCGTGAACCACCTGAGCTCGCCCGGCGCGGCCGGGTGCGGGTGGTTCGTATCGAGCCACGGCGCCCAATAGTGGATGATCCACTCCTCGTCATCCGTCTTGGGCGGGTTGGCGGTGCAGATGACGCGGCACCGCTGCCCGCGGCGTGCGGTCCGGTTCCAGCCGGTGACGAACCGGAACTGGCTTTCCGTGAACTCGGTCACCTCGTCGAACTCGTACAGGTCGTGCGCCTGGCCCTGCCAGTCGTAGGCGTCCTTTTCGTACTGCATCGAGCCGAAGCGCACCGTTCGCCCGTCGCGCAAGAGCCAGCGGTATAGCGACTCGTTGTATGCGTCCTTGGCGGTTGCGAGCCCGGCCGCGTTGTAAACCTCGCGCGAGCGGTCGATGATGCCCCGCAAGGACGGAAAGACCCGGCGGAAGATGACGGTGCGCCAGTGCTGTGTGGCTGCGCCTAAGAGTAGATCGGTCTTCCCGCCTCCGGCTTGACCGCCATAGAGCAGGATGTCAGCCGGGCTCTCCAGCGCCGCCGTCTGCGGGCCCGGAAACGGGGACCAACGGGTCGGCGCTCGGAGGATCCTGTCGAGCTCTTCTTTCTCTTGCGGCCTCAAGTACGGCATCAACCGCAAGAGCTCGTTCGCTGTCGGTGTATCCGGTAAATTCAATGGGGCCACCGCCTTTCCCGGTGACGTTCACTTGCGACGGCGCGTCAAGGCCGAGGTAGCGTGCGCGCCGCTCCATGCCCCGCATGATGGTGTCGGCCGCCCGCGGGTCGCCTTTCTTCGGCCATAGCGCGACTAGGAGTGTATCGAGGCGGCGCAGCTCCATCTCGCGGATGCGCTCGGCCGTGTCCGTTGCGTGCTTCGACGCTTCCGCGAGCGCGGCCTGGACGTGGCGCCATGCGCTGCGCTTCGAGATCTCGAGCGCACCGGCGATCCGCTCGTAGCTCGCGCCCGCGATCCGCAGGTCAAGCGCGCGCTGCCGCAGGTCGGCCGTGCGTGCCGTGCGCTTCCCCGCACGCTTGCCGGGTTCACCCACGGCGTAACCTTACGCGCGGGTTTACACGCAACCTTACAAGTGCCACGGCCCCCGGGTGCTCACACGCGCATTTGCCGCGCCGCCGCTCGGGATTTGCGCGCAATGAGCCGATCGATCGTGGCGCTTTGTTGTGGGGGGGCACTTTCGCGGCCTTTGATCCCTCCTATCACCGGCCCCGAAGAGGGAGCGAAGGCGATACCCGGCGGGGTCGCTTACCGCACCGCGGGCGCTAGGCCCGGCCGGGCCCCGGTCAAATTCGCGTGTCGAGTGCGGGGAGCACCGCAAGCGGTGTGGGGGGCGAGGCGCGGCCTTGTTGCAAAAAGGTAGTAGGCGCGGACCGCGGCGATCGCTCCCCATAACCCCGCCGGGTCGCGAGGCGGCCGGGTGCGGGGCCCGCGCACTGCGTCGTTACCTCTTCCCGGCGCCCCGCACCTTGGCCCATCGCTCGAGCGGCGCCGCTCGGTTCGTGCGTCCTACTTGGCTGCCTTCAGGATCCAAGTCGACGACTCCGATCATGCCCGTCCCAAGAGCTTCAAAGCATCGCACCTGGCCATGGACGCGCCGCGGTACTCGAAGCTGGCAGTGAATCGTAACACGGACCGCGAACTTTTCCGCCTTGCGGCGAATTTGCCGCCGTCCCCCGGTCGGTGTTTGGGTGCTGTCACGCACAGCCAGTCACGGGAGCGAATGGCCCCCGCTATCACCGCGGGGTGCCCGCTGTTGAGAAAAACGCGATAGCCCAGACCGGCCCACATGCTGGCGAGGTAGTCGCTAACCGCGTTTCCGATGCCAACGCCCTGGAAATCGGGCAAACAGACCGAGCGATGGACGCGCATCGCCGGTCGCGCGTCCACGAGCTTTCCGACGAAATTCAGATAGGCGTGAAACGCCGCGGGCCGGTCGCCCAGGAACGCCACGAAGCAGGTAGCGGTACGGTGGAGGTCCGCGCTCAGATAGTGATGCTTCTTGAACATAGCCCAAGACGAAGCCGGAACCCGCGCAATGGTGAGCGAGATCGGGGGGCGTCCTTGAAGTGACCTCCAACTGAATTTGTTCACTGCGGGCTCATAGACCCAGTCCGGATCCAGCCAGTCTTGGATGTCATAATGACAGCTCACCGCGATGAATCGGGCGCCGCGCCTGCGCACTGTCTTTGCTACGGCGGCGCTCCCTATCTGCGCGACCGTGCGGTCGACGACGGAGGTGAACTCGTCGATCACGGACAACTCCGGGTTCTCTGCTAGTGTGCGCGCGATGCTGGCCCGGAACTGCTCGCCGTTCGAGAGCACGCGAAACGGGCGCAGCCAAGAGGGCGGCGAAGAAAACCCCACCGAGGAGAGCAAAAGGGCAATCTCCTTTATGCTTATACCTTCGGGAAATGCATCTAAGAGTGATCGATCCTCGGGCCACTCGTGACCGCCCACGACGTGGTCGCCAAAGAGCTCGCGCGCGATGGTGCTCTTCCCGCACCCGGACGGTCCGACAATGAGTCCTATCGACCAAGGGCGCTCGTCGAGCGGCAGAGCAACGTCCCAAGTGAGCTCGCTTCGCTCGCTGGGTGGCACATCGAACATGCCTTGCAGTTGCAGAACCCGCGGAGATGCAACGATTTGGGACGCCCTTACGATATGAGCGCTCGGCACGTCCGCCCCTCCGCGGTGAGCCGTTCCAACAGCTCGGTCTGTTCTGCCTCGGTTTCACAAATGACGATGATCTCGAAGTGGTCTGTTATCTCCGCACCCTCAGTGTCCTCGTCCACCGGCTTCTCTTTGCGGAGCTTATCTAAGAGTGCGTTTATCCCAGCGTCGTCGGTGGCGACGTCTTCAAGAAGGGCCTGAAGAGCCTCCTCGTCGTGCCGCGCCATCGCGGTGATCGGGTCAAGCACCGCGAGCGCGAGCCGCTCCTCTTCCTCGGACAGCTCAACTTGGGTCACCGGAATGGTCGCGAGCCCGGCGCGGATTGCCTCTTCTATCCGGGCGTGACCGTCGATGACGTGACCCGTGGTGTTGTTCACGACGACTGTCTTTACCCACCCGAGTTCCTTAATCGACCCCCTAAGCGCGTCCATCTGCGCGGCCGGGTGGCGCCGAAAGTTCTTCGGGTTCGCAACAAGCTCGCGCGGGGCGGCCTCCCCGTGGCCGACGATGCGCGAGCGTATGAGCGTTGCTGCCTCGGCCGCCGCTTTCTTCCTCGCCATGTGTACGCCCCTCACTCGAAGTCGATCGAGTCCTCGTGTCTGCACCTAAAGTAGTCGCGCAGATCGTTCCGCATGCGGATGCCCTGGTCCGAGAAAATGAGCAACCCCTGCGCGTCGTGCTTCACGTCGACGAGCGGATCGTACCGGTGCTTTTCGAGTATCTTCCACCGGTCGATGTACCGCCGGTCAACCTTCTTTCCGTGCCAATGGTGTAACAGCGTCCCCGGCACATAGCCAAGATTCTGCCGGATGTGGCGCGTCGCCCGGTCCTGCCAGCGGTAGACCTCGTCGTGGTAGTGCGGGTGGAGCGTCGCCGGCACCGAGTAGTGGGCCATTCCGAGTAGCGCGAGTGCCATGTGGTGGTCGCCCGCGCCCAGGATCGCGTGCTCCATGAGTCCGCCGAGGTCGTCGTAAGCCTCGCGTCGCATGGCCCACGCATACCCGGGGTGACGGAAGACGCCCACCGGCGCGTTCATCCCGGTGTACACATCCCGTGTCCACTTGATGGGCAGCCCGTGCGCGTGCGAGTAGCCGAACCCGTCGTAGACCCGGAACGACTCGCCCCGCGGCCCTAAGTCAACCGCGGTCTGGAAGAGCTGGACGATCGCGAAATGTTGCAGCTGGTGAATGGTCTCGACCGCCCAATCGCGGTTGATTAGTTCCACGTCGGCATCGATCCACGCCACATACTGCCAGTCGCTAGGCAGCCGGCGCACGCCGATGTTGACGAGGTTCTCTTTGAGCCACAGCTCGTCCGTCTGCCGCAGCTGCACATGGTCGAAGTCCTCCGCCTCGGTCACCTCGTAATCGCGGGCGCCGAACGCGGCTTCCACAATGTGCAGGTTGACGCGGTCGCGGCGCATCCGGGCCGCAAACTCCTGAAAGAGGCGCAGGCGTGAGTTAAACCGCAACGGGTTGTTGATCACCGCGATGACGTGCAGTTGATTCGGCGTGAAGGACGGTTTCACTTGCGGTCCAGTCTGCACCCTGGTGCGTCGCTCATCGCTAACCCTCCCACCGTGTCACGTAGTCGAGAAACTCTTGTGCGACCCGCAGTAGCAGGCGCGCGTCATCGTGCGTCGCCGTAGCGACGGACGACTGCCGGTCGAGCAGGCGATGTTCGCGCGCGAGATCGCGCTCGAGCGCGCCCGCGAAGGCGTCTACCACCTCGCGTTTCACAAGCGCCACCGCGTCGCGCCGTAGCATTCAGCCCCCCAAGATCCCGTCCGCGTCCGGCTCGTCGGGATCGGGCGGCGTTTCCGTTCCGCGAACGTTGGTCGCGACGAGGTCATCGAGCCGCACGAAATCCTCCTCGGCGCGCCGCACCGAATGCGGCTCGCCCCATCCCGGCGGGTGGTCGATGTCGGGCGGCTCGCAGAGGTCCGGCCCGGTCCGCGACAGATACCAGGCGCGGCGCGCCACGTGCTGGTCATGCGCGTCGGTGCGGTAAAACATCCGGCCCGGGTTCGCCGCGAGTGTCGGTTCCCATCCCCGCGGCGTCGCCCGCCGGTAGGCGTTGCCTTCCGGGCAGAGGCCGGACCGGCAGTAATCATACACAGCGGCGCGCTTGTCGCGCAGGGTTCCGTCGCCGAGCTTGTTCCGGCCCGGCCAGCGCGCCTCTTGCCGTTCCAGACAGGTGGTGAGCGGCATGCACCGCACGTGAAAGTGCGGGCAGGCGACGTGGTCGGACGCCAAAAGCCGCGGGGGCAGGCCCTCGCGCGCATCCCATACCCGCAGCGCGGGCGCGCCCGGGACGCGCTTGCCGGCGCGGTGGGCTTGCCGGACGTGGATTACGACCGCCAAGGCGAGGGCGAGGCGTAGGAGCTCGCGCGCGGCGAGCTCGCGCGGGGCGGGCGCGGGTCTTCTGCGCAAGCGAGGCGTGGGAAGCGGATACGTCCCGCAGGCGGCCGGGCGCAAGCGGCGGGCAGGGCGCGAGCGCTTCACGGCCCGTGCGACGCGGTGCCCGACGGGCGAGCGTACGCTCGCCCCATTCGCGCTCGTTCTCCGGCGCGTCACCCTGCGTAGAGGAGCGGCAAAAGAAACGGGGCCGCTCCGGATGGA